TAATTCCTCGCTGAGTTGTGGATATAAATATAACCTTTGTAGTTTAAAAAGTCAAGTTGATAATCAACTATTTTATAAGTGGTGAATGTTATAGGGTAAAAAAATTTAGCGTCTCAGTCTACGCTTTTTTTTCTTTTTCTTTTTGCTTTTTGATTTTTCAGAAGTCTCTGAAATGCTTGATGATTCGTTATAGTCAACAGGCTGAACAAATGCAGAGGTAAACAAAACATACAGTAATAAACCTAAACCGTATAAAAAGCTACGCACCACTGCCTCCTGTGTTATACAGTAACTATAATTTAACTTAACTAAAAAGCAATGTCAAGCCCGAATTATTTAAATATTTTTTCTTTTGAAGTGAGAAACATTTTAGGCAGAAAAGATTTCTTTAAACTTAACAACCTATCAAACCTTGCTCGTTCTCTAGAATTGATATATTGACCTGTTGGTTTTTTGATTTCGCCGTCGATCATTTGATCTCCAAAATCATAGAACTTTGATTTACTTGGTGGTGCTGCTGTGGCAGCAAAAGATAAGATTAATAATGTAGTGATAAGTATTTTTTTCAATAGTATAACTCCCATAAGGGGCAATGCCCCCTATAGGTAATTATATCGCTTTTAGCTTTGTCGACTAAACAAGCTTTTTACATAGCCTGTCCAAGCCCAGAAATTTCTTTCTTGTAAGTAATCTGGGTCTAGGTCGTTTGCGTATGCTTCTACCTCAAATGGGTTTCCGTAATACGCTGCTTTCCAGCTTCCCTTTGTGAAACGACCAATAACATAAAATAAAACATACAAAATCCACTGAAGGACAAACAACATTTCTAGTTGCTGTAAGAAATGAATTGTTTCATGAGTTCTTGTTTTCTCGCTTAACTCTCCACGACAAACAACAAAAGGACCAGCAGAAAATGCCCATACGTCAATAGGAGCAATCTTTGATAGCCAATAAGGTAGTTTGCTATTTTCAATAAAAATTGGTTTTAAGTTCTTCATTTATTAAGTTCCTTTTTATCCCTTTGGATTCTTGCAAAACCCTCAAACATAGTGCTCCAATTGATCTCATTGATCCCATCCTCTAACATCATTTTGTATGTTTGAGTTTTATTGAAGGTGTGTTCGAAGTTGTCAATAATCCATTCGATGCTTTGTTTAGTCTGTGTTGAAAGACTAGGACTATACAGTTGCATCAAGTTATAATTAGACTGAATAAGTTGTTTGTTCTCTTTTATAGAGATGAACGCTTTAGCGTTGCTTTCTTGATTTTCACAGAACTCTATCAAATCATTAATGTATACATCTTCTTCTTTTTCAAAGAAAGGAAAACGTTTTGCTACCGTTTTCAGTCCAATACCAGGAACTCCATCTAAATTATCAGATTTATCTCCAACTATAGCACGAGCTAATGCAAAGTTGTTTGGGTGAATACCATGCTCGTCTATTATGCTATTTTGTGTTAAAAGCTTTTTCTGCACAGGACGATATAAAATAGTCTTTTGATCAAGCAACTGATAGAAGTCTTTATCACTAGAGACTATAATCTTTTCACTATCACGCAAACTACTATATCGACATATGTAAGAGATAATATCATCAGCCTCAACTTCATCTGCAATTAATTGCATAACCGGAAAGTTATTCAAATACTCACAGATTCTTTCTTGCTGCCAGATTTTATTTTCTTTTTCTTGTTCTTCTGTTAAAACTTTAAAATTGCGGTTGAGGCGAATGGGCGCCCTACCTTCTTTATAGTTTTTATTTTGCTGCTTTCGTTTACGACTACCTCCGCGACCATCCCAACATACAACAATCTGTGTTGGTTTCATCTCGCGGCAAAGCTTTTGAAGAGACTTAAGAAAGCCAGTTGTTCCACCAATGGGCTGACCTTGTTTAGAAATCTGCGGAACCACAATATAGCTCCGCAGAAACATGTTTAGCCCATCAATAATGATGACTCTTTCACTCATATTTAACCTACGCAGTTTCCTCATAGAATTCAGTGGCGTCACCTGTTCGCTTATCAAACTTCATAACAACCTCTTCATCTATAATTTCTAGTACGCGATCTTTAAATTTAGCGTCTTGTAGTTTATCAATCCAACGAGCAGACTGAAATTTCTCGCTGGTACCATCAGCAAATTTAAGTTCATACCATGCACCTGATCTTTCTAAGTGATCTGATCCCTGGATTGCCTCGAACCAACTTTCTTCATCAGCAACACCGACACTATCGCCCCAAAGTATTTGGAACTTGCACTGACGACCTTGCGAACCAAAGCGAGACTTTTCTAGCTTTACTTTCACAGTATTACCAATACGATATCCTTTATCGTCAGTTACAAAAGATGCTTTTGCCTTCGGACGAGTAAGCCAAATACGAAGCGAATAAGCGTAAATCATCGCTTTACCACCCGGTGTCATATAAGGAGTGGTAAGTGCTTCAGATGGCGAACGAGTAATGTTTGCCTTTAGCTGATTTAGCACTAGGAAAGTCGACTGACTATTCGCAATAGGAACAGTTAGTTTTGACATACCCTTTGACAGAATACGAGCTTTTACAGCCATTGTCGACTGTGGGTTAAAGTCTCCTTCCACATCTGAAATGGATGGAGTAAGAGCCAAACTATCCCAGATAAAAAGAAACTGACTATCTGTAGATGATAACAATTCTTCAATTGTTTCCAAAACAAATTCCACTGAAGTTGCTTGCACATAAAGAATTTTAGTTGGATCACATCCAGCTTTTTCTAAAAAGTTAAAGTCAAGTGAAGACTCTGAATCAAAGTAAACAACATCAATACCCATCTTCTGGGCATTGCCTGCTATCTGTGCAGCCATGTAAGACTTGCCACTTGCTTCTAATCCAGCAATCTCTGTAACCTTGCCCACTGGAATACCAGCTAATTTGCCACGACAGATAATACTATCAAGCCATCGCGATCCAGTTGGAATCCACTGTTTTACCGTTGTGGGATTATTTGGATCTGCTAGGTCAACAGAGACTTCTTGTCCTGCTTTTTTATTTATTAGTTTTCTCATCTGGTCCATCGATAAACGACCAGCGGATTTCTTTTTAGCCAATCTCATGTTCCTCCTCTTCTAAGTTTTCATTTAGTAACCTATCTGGTCTAAATGCATATATTGGTCCCCGGTATCCACTTTTATCTAACTTAAACGAAATATTATCACCATGATCTCTAATTTCTAGAATATAGTCTTTAGATCGCTGAATTAAATTAGATACATCACTATTGTCAGACCAAAACCAAGCAAACCCCTCTCTAATGTCTTGCTTTGAAGCATGTACTGAGGATTCGCTATTTGGACCGCCCCCAAGACCTTTATATTTTCTTGCTATATCTTGTAAGGCTTTCTCAAAACCTTCTTCTCCTTTTTTCCATTTTTTCACAATTATCTCCTAAAAAACATATGTTGTTTGTGTTTTTTCTTTGTCTGTGTTTTTGTTTATTAAGCCAAACCTGTCTTCCATGTTTTCATAATCATCATACAGATCACTAGGCGTTGCTTTTATTTCCATTTTTACGGTTTTAAACTTTGTTTTCTTGCCCATTATATCATATTTAAAATGACCCATGAAGCCGCCGTAGACTCTTACACGCCCACACTTACATTCTCTTAAATCTTCTGATGTTCTTGAATAAACAGTTGTATTGCACTCTTCGCAATGAATCGCTCTTACTAGCAATTTTCCCCTTCCTTTCGCAGTAGAAATAAAAAAAGGGGGGACAAACCCCCCAAAAAAATTAGCTACCTAGTAGCTCAGAGAATGCCTTATCGACATCCGAAACCGATCCAGCAGTTGTGGTTGCTGTCTGATTAGATACCGTCTCGTCAACAGTGTTAAGGAAACGGTCAAGAATATCCGCTACTTGCGTAGTGGAACGACGAGCATCTGAAAAGACCTCATCAAAATCAGGTACAGACTCCATAATAGTACGAGCCTGCGTCTCATCCTCGTGAAGAAGAGATGACTTGCGCCGTGGAGTAATCTTAGTCTCAGGGTAAGATGCGCCAGCTGGCTTGGAATAGCCAATCACCAAATCAGTGCCCTCTGATGGGTCTGTGATGTCACCATATTCTGGGTTTAGAACAAGACCAAGTAGAGTTTCGTAAGCACGCTTACCAAAGCCCCAAACTTTTACGCCTTCTTCCTCTTGCCCTCGGACAAGAACTGGAGCAAAGAAACGTTGCTTCGCACCTAGCTTACGTGCAACACGCTTGGACTCTTCAGAACCTTCACGCCATAGAGCACGTACATAATCATCAAGTGGGCAGTCCTCACCAAAATTACGCTTTGGCGAAAGGAATCCGGGCTCACCTGCTACGTCATAGTGAAACCAATAATCTCGGAAGGGATCGCCATCTGACGGAGCTACCAAGCGAATAGTTTGCTCGCCTTCCTGTGGTTTCCAAAAGTTGTTTTTCTTGTTATTTCCGTTTCCTTGTAGCGCCTCCATACGAGCACGCATTTTATCCATATTAATTCCCATAATAATTTTCTCCTTAGTTAAAGTCAGTGTGTTGATCTTTCACACTGCTAGTTGTTGTATCAAAGTGCTGCTTTTTTCGCAGTAAGCTATAAGCTCATTATAATCAGTTGAATGAACTGAATAAGTAGTTTTCATTTTTTCATGTTCTATGTTTGACTTTAGGTTTCCACGAATAACCTCCATGAGATTAGGATCTTCTTCTAGTTGTTTTTTTGGAACTCCATAATAATAACTTTTTTCTCTTGGAATGTCAAGCTCAAAAAACATTTTTTCTTGGTTATTTTCTGAATCTAACAAACCAAAGGTGGATATACGAGCAGTATCAACACGCTTAGTCTGTGTAGTCATTATAGGTTGTGTGTTTTGAAAAACATTTAACATATGATATGTTGTCGCAATCAAGCTATTCATCGAGTCCCATAATCTTATAATTGGAACAGGACCCATTATATCAGATATTTTAGAATTGTCAACTAAAAAAACACGGTCAAGCAGATCTGATCGAGCATACTCCTGAAAAACGTTGAAAAGCAAATTATTTTGTAGAGCCTTTAAACCAACTAAGTCGTCTTTTTGTGGCAGAATATACATTATTTTTATTTTAGTTTTAGTATGGATTTTCTGTAGAATCTTTAAGGAAGCACCAGAGACAGCACCACAACTTGTAATAAATAAAGTTTCAGGCATCACCCCCTCTAAGAAATTATTTATACCTTTCGGCATATTGCTTTTTTCATAAAGTTCAGGGCTGTCCTGATGCTTAAGACCAAATGTTGTTTTGGTCTTTTTTAGACCTACATCTATTTTTTTTATTTTGTATTGTGGGTATTGTGATAGCTGATCTGCTATGTTGCAACCCGCTTTACCTAAACCTATGACGGTCTGCATCTATGCCTCATTTAATATTAAGTGGTTTCATTTCTGACCAGTTTTTGCCGCCTTCATGATTTATTTTAAACTTGCCAAATCTTGTATTACTAAATAGTTTAGAGATTTGGTTTATGTCATATTGGTCTTCCTCTGCCAGATCAACAACTAAACTATCGTGATTACAGAACTTAACAAAAGATTTTTTGTCCTCAAGAAACTCCCAGACTTTATACATTTGCTCAAAAACTAAATCTGCTGCTGTTGATTGAATAATATAACTAATCGCATGATCTTCGTCAGCATCAATCTCTCTGCCAAACTGTGTATAAACCTTACCCAAAACTTTATCAAAATACATATCTTTTAAGATTTTACGGTCGTAAATCTTATCAACTTTATCGTCAGTGCTGTTTGGATTATAAAGCCAAGAAAAAATCCTTTTCTTTGCATTTTCTCTACTTTTAGTTCTAGTGAAGACATTTTTAAGATTCCAATCATGTAAATCCTCTTGGGGCTGGTCATGACCCAACAAAGCCAAAGCAACTCGCAACTCACAAGCGTTAAAATCCAATTCAAACAACCAATCGTTAGTGGGGGTAAGGATCTGGCGATATTTCTTTGGAAGCGTCATGACTGGAAATGAGTTTTGTTTTGTTGCCAACCGACCAGTAACTGTTTTAAACATGTCATAGTCAATATAAGGCTTACAGTTGCTTACAGTCTTGAACATATTTCGGTCTTGAACTGTAAGTCGTTCTATCTTTGTTGGATCGATGTTAACCTTACGGTTTTTAATATCTGCGATAACTTTGTTAATCTTAAGCAACTGATCGTAGTTTGTAGGTTTTGAATAGTTGGCAAAGATATCTTCACAGATTTTATTTTTTATCTCTGCAAAGTTTTGTAAATAATGACTTGGGATTAGATCATATAAGCAATAATCATCAAGGCTTAGACCTACTTCGTTTGCTGCTTTGAACGCTGCTTTGATTCTTGCTTGGACTGCGGACCACTCCCCTCTAGAATCTTCTGGGCAAAGCTCGTCCAGGGATTTACCCCCGGTGTAAAGATTAGCATACTCGACCTCCTTGTCGCGTAGATAAGTAGCATATGACCAAGTTTTGGTACAGTTATTTGTTATTTGTTCGCTAAATGTTCCTTTTCTGTAGATTAGGGAACATTTATTTTTTTCATCAAATGTTTGGAAAAGCATTAAAGGTCCGGTGTAAATTCAGTGACAAATTTGCCCACAGTGGGCTGGTCTTTGGTTTGCAGATTAACATAGCTTTTTGCCATTGTCAATTGTTTTTTAGGAGAATTCCAAAATAATTTATTAGTTTTTGGATCATATATTTTTGTCGGAGTGTAAAAGTCTTCAATTTTATCTAAAATTTCTATGGTGCTTTTCTTATCTAGGATCATTGTTTTTAACAACTTTTTAAAGTTGTGATATTGTGCGGACCTTGCCTTGTTTTCATGTCGATTTGCCAAGATGTTTTCAAATTTCATTAAAAAGTAATTGTCATTAAATTTTTTCTCATTAAGGTTTTTAATTTTAAATATTTTTTCTTTTTCTCTAAAAAATTCAATACCAGAAACATTCTTTATATAGTCCTGTAGACTGCTGTACGCTTTACCATGATCTATAATATAATCAACTTTATTTTTATATTCATCATATCCACCTTTCACTTGAGAGACAAATAATCCAAAAGAAGTATCTATAACTCTATCGTAATATTCATTAAAAAATACATCTAGACTCGGTATAAACTTTTCTCTTAAATAACCATCAGTTTGTATTGTTCTTAATTTTTTCTTTATCGGATCGTAGCCTCTTTTTATTGTTTTACCAGACATCATTGGCTTGGACCTTAAATCTGCCAACAACATTCCTGGTACATTTCTATTTATCCTAAACCCAAAATTTGCAGCTGTTTGCACGAATTTGTAAAATTCTGGGTCAATGTAAAATTTATTTTTTAGAAAATCATTATTATTATTTTCAATTACAAATCTAAAAGCCAATCCTGTGCCGCTGTGACTATTATCAATACTCATAAACGTATCGTAAAATAAAAACTCTTCATTGAAGAAGTGAAGAAAATCAACAAACTCGCACATGTACGATTCAAAATCAATAACTTTTCTTTTTTGAGGGGGATTCGTAACCAATCTAAGATTGAATGCTTCAATTATTTTTGTTGATTTTATTAAATGTTGTTGAAATGGATCGACAAAACATTCTTTAACTTTAAAATTATTGTAAAGTCTACCCAAAGAAGTTTTGCCACCAGTTGTTGCTTTTCTCATAAAAAAAGTAAAATCATCAATAGCTTTAATCATAAAATCAAAACCATAGTATCTTGTTGAAGTACCCTCTAGCATTGGGTAAGACATTTTACTTGTTTTTGGATATACTAATTTATTTGAAATATCTATTTTTCCATAAAGAGGCACATCATACCAAAGATCAATATAATTTGGATTAAATTGATCAAAGATTTCTGTTGTTTGTCTTTTGTAATATTCTTCCAAAAGATAAGAGGGAAGAGCACTATTTGCAAAATTTGTATTTCCTTTGTTTAAAAATAATGGATTATAGTTTGGCATGGTAGTATAATTATTACTTAGTCTTCTTTATTTCTTTAATAATAAACTTTCTCAATTCTTCTTCTACTTTTCCGTCGTTGAGCTTGTGTTTTTTTTCAAGCTTTTCTCTTTCCTTTTGCAAACGCTTAGTGTTTTTTGTTTTATATTCTTTTATCTCTTCCTCTTGTGCTTTTTTAAATTCCTCTCTAGATTGTACAACTTTTTTATACGTTTTGCTTTTGCTAAATTTTTCTTTTTCTTTTGATAGCTTTGCTTCCGTTGCGCCTAATCTGTTTTTCTGTCTTTCATAAGAGTCTTTAGACTCTTTATTTTGAGTTTGTATTTTTTCTAATCTAGCAGTGACCTTCAATTTTTCCGCAGCTCTTTTCGCTGCCTTTAAGTCAAATTCAGTTTTGGTTTTAGTTGCCTCTTCCGTTATTTCTTCTCTATCACTGTATGGCACTTGTATAATAGCTGTAATGTTAGAAGAAAAAGTTTCTGGGGTTATTTGATGCGACACTTTATAAATTGAATAATACCCACTAGCTTTAAGCATTCTAGATGCATCTCTTACTTTTTCAGGATTTATTAAATCAATATAAATCATTTGACCAATGTTAAAAAGAGGAAATCCAATTGTTTCAATTTCCGCTTGAAAAACTGCAGGCGGTATACCGGTTCTTTTGTATAATTTATTAGAAGTAATCGCGTCTGTCACCAAAGAAGATTTAGAACTATAGTAAACTGCAGCTTTTACTGACTGATCTGCAATATCTGTTAGTGTAATGTTTTTTTCTATACCTCTATCTACTCCTAAAAAATAAAAATGCGGAACCCCTTTATCCATATTTGATGCAAAATTTCCAAATGCGCTCCCTTCACTCGTAGGTGATAAACCTTTTACCACGAGATCTATTCCAGCTTCTTTTGCGCTATAAATAAAAACATTATCAATTGAGTGTTCTGTTGTTAGTCTTGCTTTTTTTTGATCAAAACCGGCAAACTGTTTTTTTAAATCGCCTGTCCTCAGTACTCCATTTTCAGGCACGCTGAAATCTTTGGTGGTTGTATTTAAAATAGATAATTTTGGAGGTGTGAAACCTTGGGTGCCGCTTTCTCTAGAGCTTTGTTCAAATGCACCTCCGAGAAACTTTTTGCACATGTCCGTTATCAAATCGCTAACTGAATAAAATTCTCTCCCCTTTGACACAACCTCTCTATTAAAAAAGTTATTTAATTCGACTAAAGAAATAGGCATATAATATATTGGAAAGTTTTTAATCGGCACACCTACGAAGGGTGTTCTATAAGAAATCATACCAAAGTCGACTCTAATATCTCCGCCATCATCTGAAATTAAATCATAAACATATAGATCTACACCTCCTTTCTCTCCGGCGGGAATTCTTTCTAATACCGATCTTATTACATCTCCAAAAAACACATAAGGGATTATCTGATATTCGTCAATATCGAGAGATGCATCTAATACGCCGTCGAAGCCTGAAAACTCCTCTAAAGGTCCGATGTGATTAAATGGACCTCTATCTCCGCCAACTCTTACGTAAGGAGCGAGAGCCGGCGCGGTCGCCGCGGCTTCCGGTGCTTTTATTTGTATAAATTTGGAGGCTTCTATGTTGCTTGTTTTAGCTAATAAATAATAAACATTAGAAGATTCAATTAACTTTTTTCCAATCTCTCGCAAAGCAGATAATTTAGCTAGGTTTGCTTGTTTTACTGCTTCTGCTGTTGCAGCACCCAACGCGTTTGAAGCCTTACTCGATGCATCCCCTTCTTCTCTTCTAATTTCATTAATTCTTTTAGTTGCTTCTTCTAGTTGTACAAGAAAAAACTCTTGTGCTGTCGCTTCTTTTCTAGTTGTATTTGTTATAACTTTATCAAATATACTTTGTGATAATCGGGCATATTCTTCTTGTATAATACGATAGGCGTCTACCCGGCTGTCATGCGTTTCAAAGCCCAATTTTTGTAACGCTTTTGTCTGCGTTGCGGGGGTGCCGCCAAAAACCCTCTCTAGAGCCCCATCAAAAGGACGGGTACTTGGGTAGCGCGTTATGTCGTTTTCACCGAAAATTTGTAATCTAAATTGTTCTATATCGCTTATTTCTTTTGTTGAAAAAGCGCCTACGCGAGCACCGCTTATGTGTTCTGCTGTTTGATTTCTAAATTCTTCTAGAACCAATAACAACGCTCTTTTTTGTTTTGCTACTTCTAGAGATTCACCTGCTATTCTTTGTGCATTTCTCTCTGTTTCCTCTACATCATTTTTCACTTTCGCTGCTGCTGCTTTACTAAACTCTAGCACATTAGCACTTGAAGAGGACAATGTTTCTATGAAACTTCCTCTGTACGTTGCGTCGACTATAATTGACCCATCTTGATTTAAATTTATATTGTAATTTACTAAATTTGTTCTCAATTTTAATTTCAAATTGTCAAAATTAACTCCAACCTTTTCTGGAGCGTTACTGTCCCATCCGATATTAAAGTTAATTGTTCTCCTATGGGCAACTCCCCCCACTTCTTTTTTAGTATCTAATAAAAATAACTTTAGATAGGGATCTTTTAACATTTCTGAGGCGTCTTGAAATACAAATTTAGCATTTACCATCACTATTCTTTTTGTTTCGCTGTCAATACCCTCATAATTTACATTAATGCTTTGTATACCAGCGCCACCTTTTCGACCGGTCGTTGGATCGAGAATATAACTGTTTGAATACTTCGGATCGTATCTATTGAATATTGTTTCTTCAATGGTTCCCTTGGTTTTGCTAGTTAATTCCTCTGTAATAAACACATAGTGACCCATATGCGCGATTTTATCAGGAGTTATATTAAAATAATTTCTAAAGCTAGTTCCGTCTGAGTAAAAATCCGTTAATTTTGTTTTTTTTTCAATGTACTCTATGTTTGATGTAAAGGGTAAATATTTTTTGTTTGCGTCAACATCAATAAAACCAGGCAAACCCACTTGACGAACAACAGTGGGGTTCTCACGATTAGTATCATTTTGAATGTATTTCGCAGCTGGTGAACTGGCTGGGTCCTCATTAGCTGCCAAAATATATTGAATGTATAAAGTGTCTGCATTTTCAAACAAAAGAGTTTGTCTGTTAAATTCTGCGACGTTATTTTTACTAAAAACCTCTTTTAGTTTGTCTAGCGTGCTTTTGGGTTCTTTTGTTGTTGTAGTCATTTAAGTATCCTAAAGTAAGCCATAGATAGATAAAATATCTTGTAAAGGTGTTGGGATATAAACAACATCACCAGGCTTAAAATCTGTTTCTAGGGGTTTAAGGTTGTACCAAGCAATTACCCACCAATACTCCTCACTACCATAGTATTTTTTAGCAAGTTTAAAATATTTTGTTCCAACAGCCCATATTTCTGTTTTAACATCTAAATTTATAATCTCATTAATATCCGGTGATCTTAATCTTGCAGTGATAAATTGTTCAATAGAGTTAATTCCTCTTTTTTTTAAAATATCTGACAATACATAAGATTCATTATTATTATCTATTATGGTTCTATTGTTGTATCTACTTACTGCCATTGTTCATCCTTTATCCTTAAAAGTTTATTTCAATCGTCCTTGTGGCGCGGCTTCACAACCTTATCTCGTGCTGCCTTCTCTGCTTTGGAAGCCGTATCAGTTGGGTCCGATGTGTTTGGTGCAGTTGGACCTCTGGGCGGAGTGCCAGGATCTGGTGGTGTTGTTTGCGCATTACCACCAGCGGGAGGAGGGCTGGCTCCAGCTACTGTTACAGCGTACGGATCTAAATTATCCGCTACCCCCTGATCTATACCGTATGGGTAATCTCTAGAATTCGCTGCTTCTGCGACCACTTCAACCTCATGAAGAACTTGTAATCTTAAGGTGATTGTAACGTCTGAAAAATAAATCTCACTGAAATCTAAACTAAAATATTGTGCTTGATCTTTTGTTTGAAATCCCGGATTAATTTGAACTGGTCCGTTAATGTAAGCCTTTAAAACTTTGCTTTTGCCACTCTTAAAAAGATTTAGAAACTCTAATTCAAAATAAGGTGGAGCTTGAATAAAAAATCTTTTATTAGCTGTTTGGCTTTCACCTTGTCTAAAATCAGATTGAAATCTGCTAAAAGGATACTGATATTGAATTAGCTTTTGAATTTTTGCCATATTTCTTTTAGCTTCAATGGCACTATCAGAAACCACCCTAAAACCAAAAGTTAATTCTCTGCTTGTTCCTCCATAAAAAGGTAATGGGTCCATTCTACCATAAACATTTACAGAATTCCAGCGGGGAGTCCAAGAATCTGAAAATTCCGTTATAATAGAATTGAAATAAAGATCAGGAGCTGATTCTCTGTTCGTTATGTTTTGTAAGTGCAAAGGGCGAATCACAAACCTTTTGAAGTCTCTACTGCTTTTTTCTGCGAAGGGCATATCTTAATTAGTTTTAAATTTAATTTCTAAACAGGATTGTGTACAATGCTTATTTGTCTAAACTTTTCATCGATGATTCTTCTAACGTCGCCAGAATTTAGTTGATGTTTGCTGCTTGCAATAACTTGACCATCTGCGTGAAGGTTGATTGTAACAGGTTGACTGGTGTTTGCAGAGGCTCCCGCGCTTTGGACTGCACTACCAGCTGGTAGGTAAGTTAAATTACCTGTTCTATTACCAACCGACATTGGCATTGGATTGCCTCTGGTGAACTTGTTTTCCATTCCTAATTCATCGGTCATGGCAAAACCGCCTTCACTCATAAAGTTATTACCTGCTGCAAATCCTAAAGCATCGCTCAGGAAACCCCCCGCCATCCCACCAGCCAAGGCGCCACCAGGATTACCGCCACTCAAGACAAAACCGCCGATTGCTCCAACCGCTCGTATTGCAATACCGCCAAATTTAGCCAAGGCAGATGAAGCGCGTGGTGAAGCTTCTGCAACTTTTAAAAGTGAACGTGCAGCCGAGTCAAGTGATTTTGCTACTCCATCAAGAGTGTTCATTAGCTTATCTTGCGTTTTTGCCTGCATTTCTGCAGTGGTTTCACCTTCCTCTTGTGCGGCTGTTAATTTATTCATCGCTTCTTCGGCGCTGACGCTTCCGGCGGTGATATTCCTTAACTGCTCGGAAGACACATTACCAAATCGTCGCATTTGTTCAGCTGACATTCCCACAGAGCTGGTCAATGCACGCATTTGCGAAAAGTTTAATTGGTCTATCTGCAAACCTTGAGCCTCAAGCACTTCTCTTAATTGAATAAAAGCTTCTACTGGACCTTCAAGATTAAATGTATCCATTAATTCTAGACCATCAATCGTCGTTCCGAATACAGCATTTAATTTAGAAGCAGCAGTCAATGCACCTTCAAATGTAGAAAAAGTTTCTAAAGAGCTTACCATGCTGTCAATGGCGATACCAGTTTGCTGTTGAATTTTACTTAGTTTTAGAAACTCTCTTTGAATATCTGGTAATCCAAATTTGGCTAGATTGTTAGATTGTGCTTGAAAATCTGTAAACGCTTGCCTTGCATCTAAACCCATATTGTCAGCTAAAACAGCTAGCGACTTTGCAAACCCTTGAGATTCCATGGCACTTTGACCAAATGCTTGAGAAAGGGTATCAGTTAGTTGTGCTGTTTGCGAAATAGGAATATTTAATCTTCTTTGTAAAAGAAAAGAAGTTTTAAGTAGGGAGTTGGCAGCGGGATCATTAGCTGCTTTTAGCTCTCTAAATTGTCTTGATGCGCTAAATAACTCAGTGGATAGCTGTCTAACTTCGTCAGTAGTTGCTCTGAAGGAGTCAGCCAGCGCCATAGAATTTTGTCTGAAGCTTTCTATTTCCCCCGGATCGAGTAATTGAAGATCTCTACCAGATGTTCTAAATGCATCCAATCTACCGGCTGCTTTTTTCAGAGCCTCATCAAAATCTACTGCACTTTTAACCGGTTCAATAGCAATGTCTCGCATACCGGCTAAAGACTTCTTTACTTCTTTAGCGGCGTCTGCCGCAAGGGAAAGGACGATTCCCAAACCACCAAGGTTCTTGCCCTTAGCCATAATGTCTTTACCGATACCCTTTACTACCTTAAGGGAACCTTTAAGCTTGCTGCCGCCACCAGCGGCTGCATTTGTGGCTTTAGCAAATTGTTCGGCTCTATTACTTATTCCGCCAAAAGATTTTATTAATTGGTCGGATTCATTGTCAATAAATTTTAAAAGATCTGATTGTTTTTCGTACTCTTGTGTTGCTTCTTTGAGCTTTTCAATTAACTCATCGGTAGCTTCACCAGCTTTTTGAGCTTCAGTTAGAGCGTCTTTAGCTGCTTGCACTTTTAATCTTTCAGAATCTAATGTCAAACGGGTTAATTCTTCAGTATTTCCCAGCTCTTTAGCTATTTGTTTTTCAATTTCTAATTCTTTCTGCCGCTCTTCATTAGTTTTTGCTTTTATTCTCAGCCGCTCTTCAAGAAGGCGAATTTGTTCTTCTAGTTGTTCTCGGGTTTGGTTCTCAGACATTTATATGTTTATCCTATGGGCCACTTAACACCAGTGGTTTTCTCAAAGTTGTGAATTGATTTCTCTAACTCTAGCTTTGTGTCTGTGAGTTCTGGTGAGCCTAGACCATGCTCCGCATAATCTTTTGCATATTGTTTTTCTTTTTCTAAAGTATCAGCAAAAGCTTTCACATCCTCTTTTGAGCCTTTGATTACAAATGTAGGTTCTCCCTCGTCTTTTTCTCTGATTAAGGCTCTATAGGCATCTAAAGATAAAACATTTCTCAATAGCGCTCTTAATTGAGCAGCAAACCGAGACATAGATGATTCAGTTAGCAAATGTTTTTTTGAAACATTAATAACAATGCGGTCGCTCATTACACAATACTCCTTTGTATAATTAGTGTTTTTATTAATTATCTTTTTGTGTTTTTTTGATTAGCCTTTTCGATTGCTTCGTTTTCATTTTCTTTTTGTTTGATTGTTCTCTCAACAAACCAATTACGCAATCCAATAGGTAGGTTATATAATTCAGTCAAAGACCATTGGCTAATGTATTTCATAAAGAAGAACTGTTCATAAACGTCCTTCATATAATTAGAGGTTAGGCCAAAAAAACTCCGCAGTAAGCGGAACCTCCAATCTTGAAATAGTACCACAAGCAGGACATTCAGCTTCACAAGACATATCAACGTCTGGCATTACCGAAGCATAAAGCTTTTTTAAGATAGAAGAGTCTCTAATAGGAAGAACTTGGAGCGCCCGATTGATATAGAATGAATCTGTTTGACCATTAATAGAAACAATAATTAAACTAAGTAATCCAGTTGTTCCTTTGTTTTTTTCTTTTGCAACAATTTCTTCATCACGCGAAGTTAACAATCTAAACTCAACAACAAATTCGCTCTTTGGAAGAGTGATTAAAAAGGTATTGTTTTCTGTTTTCTGAACCTCTTCACCAATAGTTATTTCTCTTGCCTCAAAACTATTTAAATCCACGGTAGTTTCGAATTGATTTGAACAGTTTTGACAAGTTAGAGATACATTGTAGTCTTCTCCGTAGCCATAGATTCTAGAGGCAATAATTAGCGCATTCTTGTCACCAATTAGTAAATCATCAACTTTAATTGAATCATCAACGATAATGCTCTCTAAAACACGATTGATTGCAATACCTTTTCTAATTAAGCTTTGAGAAGTAAGAATATCCTCTTCTTTTGCTGTCATGTGTTTTATTTCAATTGAATCAACACCATGTAGGGGATGGTTAGGTGGATAAAACTCGCCCTTGCTTGGCAAATCAACGATTTCAGTTGGAACAACAAAATTAAATAAACCTTGATGCTGCTGCGCAGGGACGGGTGGGGCTGCAGCCACTTGGGGTGCATTAGCCTTAACACGATTTTTATTTCTTGACATTTTAACCTCTTATTTGTTATAGTAGTAATTGACTGTATGGCGATCTAGATCTAGAATCATACGTAGCATAATCATATTTTATAGTCAAAGAAATTGAAATTATTTCATCAGCTGCATAGTTTCCTTGACCAAAATTAACTGACTCCAAGAAAGGATCAACTAAAGTCCATTCTTCAACAGTGTCGCCATTAGAATCTATTTGTGTAAAAACCATTTGACCACCAAGAGCCGCGGAAGAATTTTGTTTTTCTATTCTAGAAAAAGGCTCATTAACATTTGTATTATTATACCCTGATGTTCTCAAAATTTCATACAAATGTTTAGCATTATTTTCGTCGCGATCTTCTCCGTCTGTTAAAACGATTTCTATTGGATTCCAAGTTAATACACCCGGACGAAAACCAACATCATTTAACCAAAGATATTCCGCTGAAGCTATCGTAAATGATGGTCTTTGAAACGAACGTAGTGTATAACTTCTTATAATGGCATCCTGAAATCCAAATGAAGCAAACCATCTAAAAGATAATTTTGGTTGTACATTAGTATTACTCCAAAAAGCCATGTTTAAACCAATTTAATTAACCGCTGGCGTTGCCAGCTAATATAGAAGGTGGAGTCTGACCACCGACAGTTGCATAAGATGCGTAATCATATCTAACTGTAACAGACATTACAACTAAATCTTCTGTGCCGTAGTCTAATTGTCCATAATCAACATTAGTGAAAAAGCAATTCACCAGTGACCACTCGTCAACGTCATTGCCATCAGCATCAATTTGAGAAAACTTAATCTCACCAATTGCGCTGTTAAAGTCAGATTTGCTAAAAGACTTTCTAGCTGTGATCTCATCTACAGGCTTTCTATATCCAGCCTCAACAAGCATATTACTTATCACGGCTGAACTATCAGGATTAACTGGGTCAATAAATGTGATATCAACTGCATTCCAGGTAATTCTCCCTGGATAGTAAAACGTGTGAGCAACATATTGATGCGGAATCTCACTTATCGTAAAAGAAGGCTTCTTAACTGTTTTAATTGCATAAGTCTCAATCTTTTGATCTTGACCTCCAAAAGAAGCATAATATCTAAAACTTCTTTTAGGCTCTGTTGAAATGTCACTCCAAAATCCCATTAATCTATCTCCTTCTTATAGTAAGTAGTCTTAATCTTCAAAAGCCGCTCCTGAGTCAGTTAAAATAAAGTCCACAGCGATAAACTCTATTGCTCTTGCTGGTTTAATAAAGATCTTGGCATAAAGAATATTTCTATCAACTAAATCTGGTGTTGTCGTTGTTTCGTCCAATACCAATTTAAAGTCAGTTATTCCAAGCCCAGCTTGTACTGATCTTAAGAAAGGCTCAACTCTACCGCGGAATCGATTCCACGTTGTTTGAACATTTTGATCAAACAAAATAGTTGCCGCAAATCTAGAAATTTCCCTCTTCAAGAAGATCATCAATCTTCTAACATTAATTCTATCAAGCGCCGTTGGCGTAATTTGTAATGTCTTTTGTCCAAAGATTACAATACCTTCAGCCGGGAACTGTGCGATAGGATTAATTCTATTTTCATATAGTTTGTCTCTATCTCTAGAGTTTAATCTATCTTTAACGGATATAACTGGAAGCCCTGCTCTACCAGCAGATAATCCACCTCTTGTAAATCCTGCTGGTGCAAACCAAAGTTCAGCAGTCTTTTGACTGTAAGAGAGGGCACCAATAGCAGCAACTGAAGGTGGTACAGTTACAATTTGTCCATTATTAAGATCACGAACATTAACATATGGATAGTAAGTAGCAGCGTAGCTAGAGTTGATAACATTTGTTTTCATTTCTGAAACAACTGCGTCTACAGTGCCTTTTCTGCTACCCGCACTTCCTAACTTTTGCTCTGGTGGTATAAATCCACCTTTTACATCGATAATTGCAAGCGCATCTCCACGAGCCTCGCACATGTCGACAAGCTTGGTATTTAAACTAGCATTAACAATTCCAGGCATAGAAGCAAGATTGTATTCTACTACTTCTGGATCTCTAATAGAATCGATAGCAACATTAAGCGAGTTAAATACGGCGCTGTTTTTATTTGTTGCATTTGCACCAATTCTATAGTTTACATCTCTTAATGGCTCGGACTCTGTAATATCAAGACCATCAAAACCACCAGCAAAAACTGTTGTGAATTTATCAATTCCTGCATCTAGAACTTGAGTGTAACTACCAGAGCCACGTAAATAAGTTAATGAGCCACGAGGTCCAGTCTCTTGACCAACCACGGCTCTAGATCCTTTTTTATAGGCATAGAATTTAGCTCCATCTGTTCCTGTCTCGAAACAGATATCGTCTAATGTAAAGTGGAACGAAACTTCGGTTGTGGTACCGGCATTGAAATCTGAAAAGTCTCTTGGTTTAACTTTTAAATGATCTCTAATTGATTTATCTAATCTTACAGAATTAAAAGTAGTATCAACTCCAAAGAAAGAATTAAATTGATCAACCGGGCTACCCTCTGAAGCAGACACTCTCAAACGAAGTTGTGGGAACTCAAAATTAATTTGACCATTGGTAGCTTGTGCGCCACTAATAAATGTTTTGACTGCACCTCCACCATAGTTACTGTAGTTTCCTGAAACTAGAGTATTTCTTGTAGCTGACCCAGTTTGGTCATTGAAAGATTTAAATTGAATTGGTCCGCGAACGCCGAATGGAAGCCTACGTGGATCTGTTTGTCCAAGTAAAACTTCATCTGGCATACTTACGTAAACATATTTTGAGTTATTTGGGAAGTCTCCAAACTCTCTATATCTTTTGTCTTGGTTATTCCACTCTTGATACTTTGTTCCAATCTTTAATCCAATGAAATCTTGCGAACTTGGATTCAAATTGCAATTGTCAAAACGCTCAACTATCTGCATTCTATTATCAGTATCGTTAATTTTTCTAATGATAACACTAAAAGATCCATATGGCTGATCTGAAGTGTCGTCAGGAGCGGCGCGTAAATCAGAAATTGAAACCTTTAGATTTCTAGATACATAATCGCCACTATTTCTGGCGACTAGCTTAAATAGATTCTTTTGGTTCTCTACAACAAACGAACCGGTTGTGTTACTTAAATCTTGTGAGAAAAAGAAACCAGTCTCGCCGTTTTGATAATCTTTTCTAAAATCGCTGCCCTCACCAGAGGTTCCTGACATGAGAGGCAAGATAACACCTACTTGATCGCCTGATGTGCCAACGGTTTGTCTAACTGCGCCTTCAAATGACTCGCCAAGCCAGTACCTTGTAAAAGAGTTACTGTTTGGGTCTGTTACGCTGCTATTAGTTAATGTTGGATTTGTACTAAAAACTTTTCTAATAAACTTATCACTAGTGTCTGTAAAGTTAAAAGTAGAATCTGCGAGAATACCAGTGGCGCCACTTACTTGAACTTTAAAGTGTTGCGCAGAATCAATATTATCAAAGTATATTCCTGCGCCTGCCCCTGGTTCGCCATTATCGCTTCTAGTGCCGGATAATGCAATTGAAGCGCTTTGGTCAATATACCAAACTGCGGCTAGTGTTCCGGTAGTTGCAGCGTAAGATGCGCTAACGCGACCAAATGTACCATTTGCTACAGTTGTTGAATTGCCTTGAGAATCAGGCACGGTGATTATAATCGCACTTGGTCCGTCTACGCCACCATCAAATTGATTACTTGTTGCTTGCTGTCCTCCTACGGCAGTGTAAGAAGTAAGATTATTAGTTACAGCTTTATTACCCACAGCACCAGCGGTGTTCTGTGTTATTGTTATGGTAAAGGGGTCGCTCCCACCGACAGCGCTGACGGTGACTTTACCAGCGAGGGTGCTTGCTTCAATTGCAGCTTTTAATTGATCTATACCGTGCGAGGCGCCACCTCTATTGAAAAGTGCGACGGTAGCGGTACCGTCTGTGGATGCGTTAGTGGCTTTAAATGTTTTTGCTGTTCCGTCCGCAGCTGTAATTTCTATTGTGTCATCGACATTCGGAGCGTTAGCAGCAGTAATTAATAATGACGCTGCTACATTAGCACCACCTTCTTCCTTGATAAGCGGACCAGGATACAGCGTTGGAAGCTCGTTGTCAGTCATTGGCGAACTTCCGCTTTTAACTTCAACTGTGATTACACCTGCAACGTTAGAAGCTGAAAAGATAGTATTTAAGTTGATAGCGGTTTTAATGGCATCTGCTACTAGTGTGACAGTACCGCCCGAAGCATCAAAGTTAGTAGCATCTGTAGTCGTACCAGAATTGATAGTATGTACAGTGCCCAAACCATCAGAAAGAACAATAGTTTGTCCGGATCGTATAGTAGCCGAGTGTACCGTAATCGTTCCTCTTTGATAAGTTCTACTAGGTGCATTGCTGATGAAAAGACCAAAAGCACCGCCATTTTCATTGTTAGCAGCCGGCGTCAGATCTGTTGTTTGCCAGCCTGCAAGACCACCGGGAGAATCAGCTTCTTCAGAAGCTTGACCACCTAATCGTACAAAAGTTACTGGTGCGTTGTTTCTAAACCATGCTTGTGCAGCATAAGCACCATAAGTAGGAGAAGTATAATTTCCGTCTCTAGCAACATCACCACCGGCGCCGCCAGGGATAGGCTCGCCAAAGGTATTAACAAAATCAAAAAATGAATCTACTTTTGTTGGTTGAAGAATTGGACCCTTTTCTGCGCGACCAATAATCACTGGTCCAACTGCTTCAGGTGTCGCGGTTCTTGCTGTGTTATCAATCTCACTTACAAATATTCCAGGTGAGATAAATTTATACTTTTCTACGGACATTAGCTAATTCTCCTTTTTGAAACTTAAAGTTCTTTATTAATTAGTTGCTACTCTCTGTAAAATCCTTTATTATCATTACGCTCTGGAATATCACCTAAAATAACTCGCTCTCGTGGAATCTTGACTTCTACAGCATTTTCTCTTTTTATTACTTTAGGTCTATCTCCGTTTGGACCCTCACCTATAATGTAACCTAAAACCTTAAATGTGAATTTTGTATCATAAGTTCTTTCATCGGTTCCCATGCTGGAGACATTATTATTTAAAGCAAAATCTGATTGGACAAACGTTTCATATTTATGTCCGTCTTTTCTAATCGCAAATGAGTTAATATGACCTCCGAGAGTAGCAAAAGGCGTGGTCAATTGATTCATTTGCTGTATGTACTGTGTCCTAACAGTAACAGTATAATTAATAGTCAAATAAACTGGCATTGGAATGTTTAAAGTTTCATAAACTACTTTTTCATTTTTCTTAACTGGATAGTACGCCTGACCTTTTGGTGTTCTCTTAATACCATTAAGACTTTTAATATTATCAGCGACACTAAAATTATTTGTTTTATCTTTGACTATTTTTCTAGCTAGAACTATTCTGCCTCCACGAAAAGAATCTGAATAGTTAACCGGATTACTATAATAAGCACCTTTAAAGTTTAAATCTTTAACAACAGAAGTTCTCTCTATTGTTATTAATGGCAGTCTCAAGCTACCATCTTCGTCTCTTAAATCTTTATTGTTTTTAGATAAAAACGCACGTTCAGAAGTAACCCATATCACAGGAGTTTTTTTCCAACCTTCATTTGTATCTGCAGAGCTATTCATCTTGTCGTTAATAAAATCAAAAAGCGCAAAATCTATTGTCTCCAGTGTAGAAGGCTGTATTTCCTCAACACTAATATTCTCCTTAGCGTTATCAACTCCTTTGTATTGATCATTACTCGGCATTGAAAGTCCCCTTGCGTGCCTTTATGCACTTTGCTTCTATGGTCATTCTGTGTTCTATTTGCCCAAACATTTGTTTGGGTTCATTTAGCTGGACTATCTCATAGAAGATCTCACCGTATTTTACAAAATCTCCTTCTCTTACAAAAAGATCTTGATCTTCCGTTAATCTTCTTTTGTGAAAGTGAATAATTATAGAAGGTCTACGGTCGATTCCTAAATTTGTTGTTTGTGTTTCGAAGCCTTCCCACATTACAAGTGCATAAACTCTAACTGGTGGTAAAAACGTTTTCTCTATTGCTTCTCCGTAAAGTGGATGAAAGTTTGTGTGCTCCATGCTAATTGGATAATAAAATATCCCTTGACCGATAACTCTTTCAATTAATTCATCATTTACCTGCTTTACAAAGTCACGCTCTTTTTCTCCAAGAAATAGCGGCGGTGGTGGTGCATCTGGTTGTGTCCATTCATTTTTCTTATCAGACATTCATTTACCCCACAAAAATCCTCATTGGAATTCTTTCTTGAACTTTATTCACTGCATCGGATAATTCAGCATCTCCCTGTGCGATCTTTGCATAAGTAAGTTCATCGAATATTGTTTTTAATTCATCTCTTAATTTTTCTTGTTCTGTCTGACCTTGAGATATGAGTGCCGGTCCATCCAAAGTAACGCTATCTCCTGGGATTGGAATCGTGCTTATTTTAGATCGAATATTGCCTAAAGTTTCTTTTGATAAAGCTAAAGCAAAACGTCTAATCCACTGCTTTCCTATAGAGTTAATAGACTGATAAGGTGTGTTTTCAAATGGCAATGTATTAATGTTATTAATTCCATTTACGCCATTATCGACTGTGCCGTCTTCTTTCCATGGAGTATCGGTGTCGACAAAGAACTCTACATACATTTTTTTAGGAGTGACATTTACCACATTTGGAAATATTCTTAACTTGTTATTTTTAATTTCAAAACTATAGTGGCTGTTTCTAGTGTATATCGCGTCTTCAAAAGCCATAGCTTGGCTTTTATTTTGCCAAGTTGGAATCAGTTGAAATGTACTATCATCAGCGTATTGACCATAGCTAGCTAAATCACCAACAGTGTTTAAGCCGCCATAATACCCAAAAAACCTCCACATTGCTTGTGGTGTTTTATAATAAACTTTTGTTACATTAATTCTTTTATCACCAACAATGCTGCTAAACTCGCTTGAAGTCGAAATAATTTCTTGAAGGTCGTAATCTTGCTTTCCTTCTTTGGTTACAAAAGAAGCAGAATAAATTTCAGTAACGCCACCGATGCCAGCTTCTGTTGAATAACCGTGACCCACTCTTCTAGCATATTCAAACTTAAACTTAGGGAATTTTAAGGCTACATCTTTAAGATCTGTATCATTTAGTAATTCACCCTCTTCGTTAAAAGAACCTGTTTTGGCGCCTAAAAGATCGCCAATTGAGTTCTTTGCTTGATGTATGTTAAGAAGGTAAGAGTACTCTAATACTGCCTCTTGATAAGAAGAAAATACTTGTTCTTTTGTAAGTTCAATATCAAGAACATCGCCGCCCAGCTTGTGATAAGTGTAAGCAACCTGATCTGCTGCTCCAGATAAGAAATAATCATTATCAGTATATACACTGAATGGAAAAGAAGCAGCTGCAGCTTCTGCGTCACCAGGGCTACTTCCGCTAGGTAAAATGACTTTACTTGTTTGTGAAGCTGGTGTTAGTGTGGGTTCAGACATTTATTTATAGATCTCCTCTCTATAAATAGTAGGAGTAGGTCTAAATAGCTTTGTCTGTTGTTGGTTTAGTTTTTTTGACTCTTTTTGTTGTTTTGTTTTTAGCTTTAACCTTGGGTGTTGCTTTTCTAGTGACCGTTTTTTTAACCTTTGGTATTGTTTTACTTTGTGTTTCAACAATAGGTTCTGGTTTAAATTGAACTTTTGTTTCTTCAACTTTAATTGGCTTTTCTACTTTTTTAACTTCTATAATTGGTTTATCAACTATCTCCACAACTTCGTTTTCGCTGGGTTGTGTTTGACTGTTAATTCGCTTTAATACCGGATGGTTAGAGTGTTTAGCAGTGAATTTATTAGATTTGTTAATTAGTCTTCTTTTTTTACCCATAATAAAACTCCTGTTTTATATAAATAGTTGTTTTCATATAAAAAAAACCCCCTCCAAAAGAAGGGGGTTACAATATCCAAGTATAATATTATAGTACTGTATATTCTACGAGAACATTAAATCGACCAGCTGTAGCATCACCATCTAGCGCTGTGTGTGTACAGGCGTACAAGTGTACTACGTTACCGGCGACGGTAATACTAGGACGGCAAAAAGTCAATGCCGCAGCATCGTAATCGATATCTGCCTCTGTTGCCGTCGTCGCAAGACCATAACCTTCTGGACTTAGCTGTGTGGCGCCAGCGCCCATAATCTCTACTCTACCTGTTACTGCCTCGTTGGTTGCTTCATTTGCCACAGTGCCTAGTGCGAGGTTTCCAACTAATGTTGGACCCGCAACTGTTTCAACAACAAATGTTATTTTGTCAATTAAAATTTTACTAGGATCATTTAGTCCTGCAGGTGTAGTAACATCTAAAGCTCCTAAGTAACATAATATATCGTTAGTGCCATATGCAGCGGCGGTGTCCGTACCAGCTAAACTTCCTGCGAATGCTTGTACTTTCTTGCATCCAAGCCCAATTGCAGTGTTTTTATCGCCCTGTGTGACGATACCTGAAAGAAGGCTTGCGCCTATATTTATTTCTCTTTTTAAATTCTCTATCAATGCTTGCATTCTTGCAAGACCTACTCTTTTTGTACCCATTGCTATAACCCTCCCTTGGCTCCACGCCATTTATAATCATGTCAAAAACATGGGTATAGTAACTAGTCAAGCCCCAAAACAAAAGACCCCATGCCTCAAAAGAAACACGGGGTCGAATTGATTTTAAACTATTTTTAGTTTAAGTTAGATTACGCTTTTGCGCCGCTCTCACCTAAGAGTCCGCGACAAATGACTAGACCGTACATATCTGGTCGAACCATCTTCTTCGCGTAACGAGTCATAACACCCTTACGTGGTACGAAGTCTTCCACACCGAAGATGGTAGGAGTGACTTGTAGTGGCACGTATGGAGCGTATACATAACCGCTCTCTAGGAAGGAACCACCCTTACGTCCAACGAGGATAAGGTTACGTGGGAAGTAAGGATCAACATATACATCATAACGCTTGCTTAGGGTACCAACTTGCTTTGTACCAGCTGCACCGGTAGCATCGTCATGGGTTACGTTAGCGCGGAAACCGGCTGTGAACTCAAGGATGTTAGCAACCTCTGGGGAAGTAACAAGGAAGTTCGCGCCGCCACGAAGAGTCTTACGGTGAATCTGAGCAGAGATATCATTAATAGTCTCGCCAAGAGTCTCGTACCACTCTGAAACAGTACCAGTGAAGTCTGGGGCAGCGGAGCTAGCACCAATTTCTGCACCGGTCTCTTTATCAACAAATAGACCTGGGCTGCGTGACCAGTAGTATTTACCGGCAGTTGCACCTTTTACGAGGTCTTCTACGATCTCACGGTCGATCTCAAGAGCAATCTGCTCAGAGAGAATCGAAGTAAGCTCTACCTCTGCATCAAGGTTGTGGTAAGCGTTTAGGTCTTGACCTAATTCTGGTGTCCACTTTGCCTTGAGCTTCTTGGTGACTGCAGTTACCGAAATGGAATCGACCTTAAGGTTGATCTCTGGAATCTCTTCGCTATTCTCAAGACCCCAAGCCGTTGCACCAACTACCGAACCAAGACTAGCCGCTCGCGATTCAAAGTTATCTTTAATCGGGAAACTTATCGACGCGGCTCTCATCGAACTACTGAGAGCAGCCGCCGAGGTCGTATTATCACCAACCATAACAAGCAGAACGTTACCATCAGCACGATTAGTTCTGAACTGTGATAGGCGACGAAGCTGGGTGCCAGCGAGTGCGGCGGAACCGGTTAATGTAATTGCAACCAGATTATCAGCGTTGAAGTCGCTGCCTTCTCCAACAAGCGTCGATAACGCAACCTGACCAACAGCGAAGACAGTTGTTCCAGAAACGACTGCTGGGTCATATCTAAGAATAGAGTCAAGCTCTGCCACTGTAAGCTGTTGGCTTGCGCCTGTTAGAACAGTAGCGCCAGGACCTGCATAGGTACCACTAGCAATAATAGGAAATGTGGCGTGCGCCTGGGCTCCCAAAGTACCAGTTGGCGATGAATAACCATTAGTTAGGTTATAAAGCGCTCCGGCTGAAGTTCCAAACTCGCCAGACAAATCAACACCACCGGTTAGCTGGCGACCAACTTTTCCTGCGCCGTATAGCGACTCGCCGTCTGCAAAGTCTAGACGAGCGCTATCTGGACCACCGCCGAGGGTTCCTCCATCGGCAAAGGTAAAGTCTAGGAAGAAGATAAGACCAGATGGAAGCGACATTGGCTGAACGCTAACAAGGTCATTTGCAATAAGACCACCGAATACACGACGGACAATTGGGAATGCAACAGCAGCGAAACCTTCTACGTCGCCACCGCTCATGGTTGAAGCTGCCTCTTTTAGAAGCTGCTTTGCTTGGTTCTCAAGAAGACGAGCCATATTGTTTTTGCTAACGTCGTTTCCGAGACCCTCTAGAAGTCCGGTCTGCTCCCACTTGTTTAGGAGTGCCGCACCTTCCTTACGCATGTCGCGTGATACGACACCTTCTGTAAGTTTTTGTAAAATAGACATTTTTTTAATCTCCTTTGTTTATTCTATT